ATCGGTAAGTAAAGTATTAAGCCTTATTAACTCTAACAAAAAAACGGTTGAATCATCTTTGTTGAATGTTGTTATATCAGCATAACCAGAGACATTAAAAAATAGTTCACTCATCCTTAGCAAGTTAGGTAAATCTTTTTTTGTCGCTAATCTTATCATAACGTACCTTTTGGTTAATTTTACCAAATTTTAGTGGATATAGCTAAACTTCGCGACCTGTAGCAGTAAAGTAAATAGAATCAATAGCCGACGCTTGAAATTTTAATTCTGCGCCCGCAGGAATAATCTGATTTACTAAGCCTATCCCCAAATCATTCTCGCCCCACACGACCACCTTAAAAGGTATAACTGGTTCTATAGTTGATGTTGATACAATATAAGCCTTGTAACTCGCGTTAACACTGGAGGTGTTGGCCGCCGTGAATGAATCAATAATAATTGCACTTGTGCCAGCAGTATACAAAGTTTGAATTGTATCTACTGCGGTATTTACTGCATTACTTAATATTTGAGTAGTAGCCATTAGTTAACCCTTACTATCCCAGCAGAGCAAATAACATCAGTTGCGTCCGCAGTCGTGCAGAATACCTCTAAATAATCGCTTGGTGATATATTAACTTGCCAAGGTATATTAATCGGCTTTGCGTTACCTGCGTCAGTGTTCACTGTTATCGTGCTGTTTGTTAGTGTTGATCCGTTTATAGCTAGTCTCGCTCTTATTGTTTTGTTTGTGCCGGTGCTAGGTGCCACACTTAAAGAGACATCAACAGGAACTTTTACCAGCCTTTCCAAGTTAGATGTTATTTTCCCTGTTGAATCTGAGCTAAAACCGCTTGCTGAATCCTCCGCCCATGTAGCGTTAACTTTTACGTATGTCTCAGCCACGCTTATGGTTGTTGTTAGTGCGCTAGAGCTGTAAATTAATGAATCTCTTAATGTGTCTTGAATGTCATCGTTGTGATGAAACTCCCATAATACATCATCTACAGAAATGCCGCTTAATGTGGTGCCTGAGCCGGAAAACCTAGAAAGGATAACAGCACCGCTACCACCTGTATTTATATTCGCTGAACTTACCGCACCGGATAAAAAGAAATCTCCAGATGTGTAATTTAAGTTTATTTGCGTGATACTAACAGAATCAAAAGTCGCTACACCTAAATCAATCAAAGAGCCTGCTGATATACTTGCAAAGGATGGCTCAAACAAAAATGCACTCCAGTTACCTGTGAATGCTAAACCGCCACTAGTTAGAATTGGCGATACGTTGGTAAACCTTACAGCGGAATTAGTACCACCTAAATTACCTAGTGCCTTCCCAGTACAGGTAACATCAACCACGCGCAATGCGTTAGAACCAGAGTCGGAATAAGACAACAAATCAGCATTGGGATGTAAAATATTTACACGCTCAATACTATTCGTAGTGTTTAACATGCTAAAAAAAGGCAATGTGCCAGTGTAAGTTGCGGTGGCTATTATTGTATCAAGTCCAGACCATACAGTATTAGCACCCAATACCAACCTGGTTGTTGAAAAATCTAAATCATTTGCTTGTACGTAAAGCGTATTATCAGCAAGCGTTATAACCCCTAAAACTTCATCTGGGAGGTCGGCTATAGAATTAACAAGAATTCTTTTTGTTACTACTGTTGACGCAAATACCTCATCAAAATTATTATTTACTTTGGTGAATGCTGAAAATAGAGTATCCCCTGCTTTCGCGTCTGCTGCACCTATATTTATTATTTCCTGTGCCATTATGCGATCACCTTATCCGTTGTTATAAGCGTTGTATCTACTGTAAAGCCTGTGGTGTCTATTGTGAATTCAGGTAGGCCGCTAATCTGCCTTTGTAACCATTGGTTTTGAGCAGAATAACCTTGAGGACTTGCGGCAACATCTAAACTTGATGATGCGTCATTACTTTGTTCTGTTAACTTCTCAAGAAACTTAACAAATCTTAGTGTTGGATTGCCTTGTTGATCAAAAAAATCTTCTCTGCGCCTTGGTACGATTATATTAGTCATTGCCTAGCTCCGGCGTTGCTGCCACTCGAATCAAGTTAGCCTCTATTGGGTCAGTGACGGTAAATCGAATCGTTCTGTAATTAGGGAACCGTCCTTGTCTACGCCATACAGTTTCTAAGCCGTATTCGCCTATTTTGCCAATATCACGTTTAAATTCATTAGACCAAATTCTATTATTATCAGTAAAATCATAAATTACTTTAGGGTCTGAGCCTTGACCCGTAGTTAAACCCACACCCGCTTGGAAAGTTGCCTCTAATTCACCGTTAAAAATAGTTGTACCGTCTTGAGAGGATGGCTTAAAAGATGCCTGCCTCAATATTGGTTCACCGTATTCAGTTAACACAGAATCATCAATAATACCTATACGCCCATCTAAAGCATCACCCGTATAAAGCTTGCCGTTAGCTTTAACTATTGAATTAGCGCGCCATGAGTTATCTTTTAGGCCGCTTTGTAGCTCGAACCACACTGGTGATCCAGATAGTACCGAAGCGGTGCCATTATAAACTAAAGTTTTACTGGGTATTCGCGTTGATTCAAAAGTAAATACAGCAAAAAATTGACCTTTTTTAGCAAATGTTTGGATGTATGCTTGCGCTATTTCATCTTTGTTAAACTTTTGAATAGCCAAATCAGTTGCATCATCTGAAACTTTGACAGCTTGTGAGCTTGAAGCCTGTCTCCAAATAGCGGTTAATTCATTCTCACCGCCGCCAATAAATAGGTAAGTATTATCAAATTTAGCCGCGCCATATTTAGAATGAGCGCCTTTTTCAGTGTAAGCGCCCGGTATTATTTGAAGTGGAAAGTCGGCACCACCAACAAAATCAAAAACCTCTGTAGTTTCTTCGCCAATAATAGCTAATTCATCATGGCTAATTATTGCTGTTATTATCCTGTCGGGATCACCTTCAGCACTGCCAAAGTCTAACGAATCAAAAACCAATGGCTGATTAAGATTAGAAGTAAATAATTGCTTACCGTCTGTAGTAGTAAAAACAAAAACACCCCTGAAAAAGTTAACACTGTCTGAAGTTTGAAAGTCTGCATCTGTTATCTGAGTTAGCGTGTCGGTTGTATTGTTAAAAACATAAGCACCACCACCCGGCACAACAATAACCATCGATGTGCCATTATCGGCAGTTTGCACCCTAACGTTCCCTGGGATATCTCCCAACTCAGTGACTACTTCGGTTTCGCTAATTGATACCAGCTTAGTGCCGTTAATAAAATATTTAACACCAGCCATTACATGAGCGCCACGACAAGCACCGTTTCCAGTGTCAGAAGTTTGACGAATGCCGCTAGGCTGCAATAAGTTGATATTATTTAAAGCGGGTTTTTGCAATACAACAGGGATCCAATTAATAACACGCTGAACAGATGAGGTAGGACTTTGCGCTTGGTATGAACCTAATGGTAAAACTAAAGGAATACGCATTTAAAAGTTATCCGTTTTGTTTGCGTCAAAAAACCGACTGTATTCATCATCGCAATGATTGCCTGAACCTATAGGAAGTGTGTCCGGGTATGCAATTTCGCCTATGTGGGAATTGGCAATTAATAGCATTTGAAAGCTATTTTCAGCGTTCATATTTAAAGCGTTAGTGATTGGTTTTGAGTATGACGGGGCTAGTTTTATAGCCAAGTTTGCTTTTGCTGCTGCTACTGCTGCTTTTTCCAGTTCTATATCGTCGTCAGGCTCTGCTGTTTCGTTGTAACTGGTTATAATGCTAAGCTCAACCCATTGAGCAAGCATATCATTTAAACGCCTAATCCCTGATTGTAGTTCACTATCAGTTAAAGCAACTTCAGCAGTTTTAACGGTTATTTCTTCGAAAGCATCTTCTACAACTTCGCGTAATGTAGCCATTATATACCCGCCAATTCTTTGACTTCTTCACGTAGTTTTTTAACGCTTCTACGCCTGTCTAGATTTACGTTGTAATGATGTAGCGCGTAATCTTCTAATTGCTGCCCGTTCATACTGTCAATATTTAATGCGCCATTAGCAGCATCACGAACACCTTGTATTGCTTCACCTAACACTTGAACTTGTGAAGGGTCTTTGCCATCTACGCCAAAATCTGAAATCAGTATAAAATCCGCTGGAGTATCTGACCACCCAAGCGCTTTAAAATCTTCAAACTCACTAGCGCTGATTATCTTAGGTTTTTTTGTCTTGTGGTAAATCCACTGTTTAAAATCTTTAGCCATTATTAACCCCTTTTTACTGATTATAACATTAAAAATTCAATAAACAAAAAAGGCTAGGGGTTAGCCTAGCCTTTCAATTAACACTTAATAAAATTAAGAGGTTGTTCTGACTGCGAAATCAGGATTTTGTGCCTTGACACCGTACAGGATATCAAATCGATAAGTTGTGGTATCTGTACCGATAGCGTATTGAGCAACAGTTCTAATTGAAATGTTATCAAAGTTTTCGCGGCTTGCTTCAGCGCCTTGTGTTGGCAAATCAAGCGGAGCCATTGCCAAGGTAATAGCGTTAGGATGGAAAGCCAAGTTTTGCTTATGGCTTGAACCACCTGCACCAGTTTTAACAACAATAGCTGCACCATCTGCTGGCGCTGCCGTTACTGTTTGATAAGGCCCACTTGTAATCATAGGCGGTGAGATTGTTAATGTAGCAGGGCCAGTTGAAGCGCCACTGTCTGCATCAGCAGTTACCACGAATGTTTGTAAGTCGCCTGTATCTGTACGAGTTTTACGGTTTACAGAGTTTACACCAGCAATAGTAATAACATCACCAGCTAATAAAATATCTGTCGTTGAGTTGGTCCAGCCATCAGTCACTAATGATTGCGACCATGCTGCGCCGCTTGCATCATAAGTAACATCTTGTGAAGCACCGTTGATTAACGGCGTACCAGTAGCAACACCAACAGTATGAAGTTTTAATGATTGGTTTTCATACATCATAAACTTACTGTAACGACCAATAGCGGCTTCTTCGATTGCTTTTTTAGCGATCTCTGTAGGGAATACAGATTTAAGGCCGTCAGCTAATGCCAAACTTGCGTCTTCATCATAGAAAGCACACCAGCGAACATTCATCGGAGTACCAAGCTTAGTTAAAGTTTTAGCTGCAGCACCAACTTCTAAGAAAGTTGAAGGCGCTGTACCTGGAGTACCAACAAAATTACCAATTTGCTTATATGAATCAGCGATAGATGATTCTACTTGCTGCGCTAATTCTGCCATTGCTGGTTGAATGTAACGAGAGTTGAAATCTTCAATATCCAATGTTAAATCTTGAGAGGTAACAGCGAAATGAACTTTTTTACGGTTGTCCAAAGTTACTGTTGCTGCTTTCTCTTCGATATCTTCAGCAGAGCCTAATGTAGCACCATCCGAAGAGGTGAACATAACAGGACGGCGAACATCAATAGATGCTCCTACTTTGCGAAATTGACTGTCAAGTTGACGATCAACTTTAGCAGCCATTTGTAGTGAGTTTAAAAACTCTTTTACAGCAAATTTTGTAATCTTGCTGGTTGTGATTAATGCGTTAGCCATGATTTATCCTTTTTTAGCCCATTACCTAATTATGTGCTGCCATAAACTCTTCTATCGTCATATCGTCTATATCTTTAGAGCCTAAAGTAGCACCCGAGCCAAGTGGCTCTATAGGGTCTGGTGCTGCACTTGTTTTAATTTCTGGTTTTGCAGTCATACTTAAAGAAAGCTTTCCGACTTCCATCATCGCCGTTAGTGGTGTCATGTTCGCTAAAGAATCAGCTAAATCTAAATGGGTTCCTAAGTGGTAAACCAACTCGGCCCCGTTTTCCAAACTCATGATTGCATCAGCAACACCTTGCGGTAATTGTGGTATAGCATTGGCTTTTTCAACAAAGTCTTCTTTACCTAGAGCGTTAGCTTTTTCATTAAAGGCTTTTGTGGCTTCTTCTGCTTTCGCTTGTTGGTCTAAGTTTGCTTGTTGTAAACGTTGATTTGCTAATTCGGCTTTAACCTTTTCTTGAACTTCATAATCTAAATTTGCTTTGTTAAAAGCTTCTTCATCATAATCAAAGTTTTCAAGTTCTGGTTTAGATAATACTGGTTTTTTAGACTCAATAGCATCTAGTTTAGCTTGTAGCTCGTCAGCGCGTTTAGCTTCTGCTTCTCGCTCTCGTCTTTCTTTATGCTTTTCTGCTGTTATTTTGTTTATACGCTCTTGAACCTTATTCTTTTCTGGCCCAACAACTTCTTCTACGGGGGCTGATTCCGTGGCTGTAGCTTCTTCTTTTGTGTTGATATTAGTGTGATCATCACCCATAACAAACGCATCTAAAGGATCTACTAGTGCAGCTGCTTTTTCTTCTGACATTTATTCTCACCTATTGGCGTATTTTAGCCGTTAATTAAAGGTTTAACGTGTACCGTGGTTAATTATACTACTAATTAGTTAATTTGACCAATA